AAATTTTAAAAAAATACCGAGAATATTAAATTTACCAGCACTTACTGGTTCTTTAAAGAGTATATGTAAAAGAAGAATTATTATGGAAGAACAAGGTATTACATCTTTAGTTAAAATGGATCCTAGCACTTTTCCGATATTTGTTGGTATACTCACTCGGGTTCAATCATGGTATTCATTTGAATATGAAGCAGAATGTAGTTGTGGTGAAGTCATAATGGGCAAAATTGCTTTAAATTTTACTTGTTTCCAGAATATGTATGGTGAAGTATATGCTAAAATGCGAGAAGTTTTTAGTGAAGATGAAACCTATGAACTTAGAAATTTGGAAATTATAGTGTCTCTAATGCATGAAATTATAGGTGTTCATTTACAACAAGTATGGAATTTGAGAGAGAGAGTTTATGATATGTTGCAATTACCTTTTGTTAATTTAAATGAATACGATATATGGTCTATGTACAATCAGGAACATATTGAATCAGAATCAGAGAATGAAGATATACAAGATCAGATGATGTCGGATGATACTTACAAGAGATTAGAGATTATTAACAATATGGTTAGAAATGAACCAGATAGAACGATCTGTAAGATTATATTATCGAAACATCAACTTACAAAAGATGATACATTGATATTTAAAAACCCAATTACAAAGGAGTTTCTTGAAAATTGTGATAATTATATGGTGAAATTGAATGCGAATATTGTTGGAAAAGAAGTACTTGAAGAAGAATTTCGCAGACTTAATATCAAATCAGTTGCACAATTATCACAAAAAGGTGAAGAATATAATAAATATATAATATCAGATTGGGTAAATATACCACGATTGTTATCAGATTTAGATAAAAAAGATAAAGGACAACAACATCGTATATGTAAAAAAATAATTATGCAATTAAATGATAAATGGGTTTCAACATTTTATCATAACAGCAATAAAGATTGTCGAAGACTAATTGAAAGATTTCAACGTTTGAATATAGAATCAGCTATTAAAATAGTTAAAAATATGCAGAAAAAATTAAAATTTTATAATAATTTAATTGGAGAACAAAAAGTAAAAGATTTTATTGGTGTTTACGAAGATCAAATGATGAAAACATATACTGATTTTCGTGATTCTGTGGCGAATATAAATACTATGACCACAGATTATCGTAATAATTATCCTGAAATGATGAGAAATATTAATCACTTTTCAGATCAATGTAACGCTATTACCGAGAAAATATTAAATTTATTAAATGGTTTTGAAGATGGTATTAGCTATATGAAGGTTTTTATTGATTTAATGAAATTTATTTCTTTTGGATATTTAATTACACAAAAACAAAATCATAACGCAACAAATATTGCGGCGCTTGTAACGCTTATTCTACCAACAGGAGTTGGTAGCTCACTGGTTGTGAGTCTGAGTCGAGCGGTTATAGAGATAACGCGTTACTTTCAAGCACGTGATCAAGTTGTGCAACCACAAGGATTAGAAGAAACTAGTTTCAATTTTGGAACGGCTTTGTTTTCAAGTATAACAACGGCTTTGACAAGTATTTTTACTGGGGTCAATCCAAAAGCTTTTGGAGAATTACGAAATAACACAATGTTCCTTAAAACTATTTCAGATTTGATACGTTCAACAAAAACGATAATAGAGTTTTTTATGCGAGCCATTTCATATATTTTGGATTTTATACTTAATAATGTATTGAAATATTATGGCTCTTTACCAATATTTCTTAAAAACGAAGAGTTTGAAATAATGATAGATGAATTCATACGTTTAAAGACAAATGATGCTTTTCAAAAATGTGGAGAGGATATTGTATATGCTCGTGATGTTATGAAACTACGTAACACAATGATGGAGCTAGAAGCACAAATGAATAGAAATATTATACGTGATAGAACTTTGACATATAAAATTAGTCCATACATACGTATTATGTTAACAGCTTTAGATAAAGCATACGATGAAATACCTCCACAATTTAAAGATAATTGCAATGCACATAGAATTAAACCATTTATGGTTATGATATATGGACATCCACGTATTGGTAAATCGAAGATTTTTCAACCTATGTTGGTTAACGCTCTAGCTAAAGCAAATAAGATTATAGACCAATATCAAGATCCTCAACACTACTGTTGTTTCCGAACTGCAGGTAGAGAGTTTTGGGATGGAGGTCAAGGTAAAAAAGTAATATGGTATAACGATTTATTTCAGGGTATTAAAAATGAAAATGCTTTGGATTTAGCTATAGAAGAGTTAGCGGCGGTAGTAGATGATAACCCTTATCATATGAATATGTCTGATGTGAAGGACAAAGGTAGATGTTATTTAACAGCTAGTATGGTTGTGGCTAATGTTCAAAAAGATACAACAAATGCAGCATGGCTTAATGAGCGAATGTGGTCTGGTGGAGATCATCTTGCAAGACGTCGTGATATTCTTGTTGAATTACAATTAAATCCTTCTTGGTGTTTGAGCTTTGATCCACCGATTATGGATATGCAGAAGATCAATGCATTTATACGCGATCATCCAGATCAATGTTTTGGTGATGAAAATAATAAAATGTTCCCTAATACGATGTATAATGTTGTTTTTTGTGATATTCGCAGTGGTCAACCCACGATGCGAAAAAATTTTGCAGAAGCAATACAAGAAATTTGTGACAAAAGTTTAGCATATTTTGGTAAACAGGAAATTTTAACAACTCGTTTGCGTCATAACATGCAAGCGCTATGGGCACAAGGTATGGATGAAGAACATTTCGAAGATACTCGTAATGGAATAACTAATTTTGACATATATGAAGAAACAGCCGATTATGCATTTGCATGTAAATATGCTAACATTATAGCAAAAACTATTGCATTTGGTTCGTATATTATAGTTAATGGTAGTCAATTAATGGTTGGTGCCGAAATTCTATGTACTTTGGAAGAATTACTGCATTTTCATATAACTGTTGGAGCAAGTTCCCTAATGTTAGAAACTTTTAATAAGATAATGTCGGGTATATTTTGCGCCACAATAAGCGCAACATTGGTTTATGTTAATTG